CTTGTAGGGTACACGTGGTGTTTCAGTTGCGTATGCAGCGGGCTTGGTAACCCATGCATCCTTCTGATTCGTCTACCTAAGACGAAATCTGGGACGGATCTCAGATTCCACCTCTTCTCCTTTACTTTGTAAAGGGGTAGATTCCAACTCCATCTCCCTACTTTGGGGGAGGATCCGGTTCGGTTTGGACTCCAACTGATTAAATGTTGGAGCAGGACTTTGTCTCTGTTTCTCATTACGGAGACCTTTCTCTGCTTCACTGATAACTTTCTTTGAAAAGCCGCGTATACCGATCCAATTAAGGATAAGCATATTCGTCTGATCTCTGATAGAATCATGTGGATCATAAGGAAGATCACCCGCTCTGGAAACAAAGCCGTACCCTGGTACCCAGTTCCTAAAGTATTGAGAAGGCATGTAGTCTCCGACAAAGAGACCATCTGCAGACTCATTCCTTAGATGCCTGTTTACCATGTTACGCTTCTCTTCCATTGAGAGACGTACCACAGAGTTTGACCAACCGTACTCATCAACCTTTCTGGTCGGAAGGTTCATTGGTTGTTCCATGTCTGTCAGACCAACCCTTCGGTTTGTCGGAAGACTAGGTTCAATCAATGCCCGCTCTAGAACGGATCGATCGAGACGTTCAACGAGTGAAGTGAGAGTCCTGTAGAGGGTGTAAGGTTCCTTTGGGTTCCTAACATCCATGTACGTTCGTACTCCTTCGCTGTCGAGACGTTCACTCATTGGTAGGCCATCTGGATTCCATCCAAATCCACCAAGTTCCTCTGGGATAGGACCAAAGAAGTCGAGGATTGCTCTCTTAGCGCCCCAAACGAGTTGTCTGGATTTTATTCCATACTCCTTCGCAAGTGACACAAAGTTAGACCAATCTGGAACATTCCATTTGTAAGGATGGAAGATTTGATCTTTCATGATTACAAACCCGGCAAATTCGGCTACCTCATTGGATACAAGGCATTTGGATTCTGATACCGGACATCCTAGATTTGAGAGAGTTGACCTATAATGGTCATGCAATCTCTTATCACAGATTACGATATCATCACCCA